TCAGTTGCTGCGACGCAGCACGCCACCGCACCGGCAGCGGTACCGCTCCGGGTGATCCACCAGCGGGGAGCGGCGGCTCCGGCAAAACTCCTGCCCGCAGCGTTCGCACACCAGCCGGTAGCGCACCGGCCGCACATCCGCCACCCCCAGCGCCTCACAGGTGCCGGTACGGGAGATGGCATAGCCGTAGGCCCCATTCATCCGCGCGGCGTACTCCTTCCAGAGGGCCCCATGGTTGCGGCAGCCGGGGCAGGTGTGGAGCACTTCGTGGGCCAGGGTCTGCATACACGCCCGCTCCTCCGCCTCCAGCAGCCGCTCCGACAGCTCAATCACATACTCCCCGCCCCGCCGGATGCAGCAGCCGAACCGGGTCACTGCCCGGCGGTTGACCGCCACGCGGGGGGAGATGCGGGCCGACACCGGGATGCCGAGGGCTCTGGCCTGCTCCACCGCCCGGGCCAGCAGGGCGTCAAACTCATTCATAGGATGCCTCCATTTTTACTAAAAATGATTGTACCACCCTTTTTCAGAAAAGTCACTAGCCGCCTTTGGCGGCGGGGTGGGTCACAGCATAGAATGGCCCGGGAGGTAATTGTCATGAAATACTGTTTTGACCCCTGCGGCTGTCCGCCGCCCTGCCCCCCATATCCGCCCTGTCCGCCCTCCCCGTCCGGGCCCACAGGCCCCACCGGGCCAACCGGGCCGCAGGGGGAGCGGGGACCGACGGGCCCCCAGGGCGCCGCCGGAGCGCAGGGACCCACCGGGCCCTCTGGAACCACGGGGCCGCAGGGCCCTGCCGGAGGCCAAGGTCCCCAGGGTGTGCCTGGGCCTACCGGCCCTCAGGGTATCCGGGGCATGGACGGCCCCACCGGGCCGCAGGGGCTTCCCGGCCCAGCCGGAGCCACCGGGCCACAGGGGCCCCAGGGCGCCGCCGGACCAACAGGCCCGCAGGGGGCGGCAGGGGCCACCGGGCCCACCGGCCCTCAGGGCATCCGGGGCATGGACGGCCCCACCGGGCCGCAGGGACTTCCCGGCCCAGCCGGAGCCACCGGGCCACAGGGGCCCCAGGGCGCCGCCGGACCGACAGGCCCGCAAGGGACACCCGGCGCCACTGGCCCCACTGGTCCTGCGGGTGGACCGGGTGAGGATGTCTTTGCTTCCTACTACTCCGATGTACGATCCGTCCCCAACAACGGACAGATTCCGCTCTATGAGCTGCTGAATGACCCCACAGGCAATATCACACTGAGCGGCACCCAGCAGCTTCGGCTCCAGCCGGGCTACTACCGGGTCTCCTACTCCGTGTCAGCCATACTGGAGGCCCCGGGCTATCTTCAGATCACGCCCGCCTTCGGCGGCCTGGCGCGCATTGACCTCGGCATCTATTTCCGCACCTCCGGAAACAGCTCCACCGCCAACGGCGCCCGCACCTTCACGTTTTACACCTCCGAGGCCACCAACTTTTCCCTCACCTACAGCAGCGATGTGTCCGGCCGGAGCGTACAGACTACGCTGGACATAGAGAAACTCAACCGCGTCTCTGGCTGAACCAGCCCCGGCCGGGGGCACGTCTCCTGGCCGGGCCAGTTCTGATGTTTTTCTTACAATTACGCCCCACCCTTGACTTGCCGCCGCCGCTTTGGCTATAATGTCCTGGAAAAGGGGGCGGATGCCATGGACGCGCGGATTCTGGTTGTGGACGACGAGCCGGAGATTGCCGATCTGGTAGAGGTCTATTTGAAGAGCGAGGGGTGCACCGTGTTCAAGTGCGGTACCGGCACCGAGGCGCTGGCCGTGGTGCGGAACCAGGCTCTGGACCTGGCCATCCTGGACGTGATGCTCCCCGACATCAGCGGCTTTACCCTCTGCGGGGAAATCCGCAAGGAGCACCACTTCCCTGTACTCATGCTCACCGCCAAGGCGGAGGACATGGACAAGATCACCGGCCTCACCATCGGCGCGGACGACTACATTACCAAGCCCTTCAACCCGCTGGAGCTGATGGCCCGGGTCAAAGCCCAGCTGCGCCGCTACACCCGCTACAACGAGGCTGACAAGGCCGGCGACTGCCGGGACATCATTGACTTCAACGGCCTGGTCATCAACCGGGCCACCCACGAGTGTACCCTCTACGACCGGGAGCTGGGCCTCACCCCCATTGAGTTTGACATTCTCTGGATGCTCTGTGAGAACCGGGGCCAGGTCATCTCCGCCGAGCGGCTCTTTGAGAGCGTGTGGGGGGAGAAATACCTGGACCGCAATAATACGGTTATGGTTCATATCCGCCGCTTGCGGGAAAAAATGGGCGAGCCCTCCCGCAATCCCCGGTTCATCAAGACCGTCTGGGGCGTCGGCTACAAAATCGACTAATTTTTTTCAAAAAAACAATTGACAAAACGGGAATGATCGCGTATACTGAATCCTGCCCTGTCCGACAGGGGGTTTTCAATGGCGGCATAGCTCAGTTGGCTAGAGCATGCGGTTCATACCCGCAGTGTCCCCGGTTCAAATCCAGGTGCCGCTACCAGACCCCAAAAGACGGCACCGCGCCGTCTTTTGGGACTTCCCTTCAGGAGTATCCCGCCCCGCTTGGGCAACCTGGCCCGTTGGTCAAGTGGTTAAGACACCGCCCTTTCACGGCGGTAACACGGGTTCGAGTCCCGTACGGGTCACCAATATATGGAGGCGTAGCTCAGCCGGTAGAGCACTTGCTTCACACGCAAGGGGTCACAGATTCGAGTTCTGTCGTCTCCACCAGAACAAAACCCTGTAGTCTCAATGACTACAGGGTTTTTTGTCTTGTTTTTTTATATATTCTACATGCACTATTTAGCAGGATTTCGGGGCATTTCTCGGGGCTTTGGGGGCAATTGTGGGGGCACAATCTTTCCTCTCTCATAAACAAGCGAGGCCCTCCTGCTCGAGCTAGAGGGCCCCCTTTTACACACGACACATCCCGTAGAAAAAGAGAAAGGATGATCGTCGTGCCCATATCCTATTTCATGTTCAGGCGAAAGAAATACGCCCCGGAGATCGGCACATACTATAGCTACGATATCGTAGTATATGGCCTTTTGCACCAAGGCCCTGTGCAGATTCTCCAGGACGTATCGACCGATGCGGAACAGGTCTTTCGCATGGTCATGGCATTTAATAGGTATAGCCTCTCACCACTGCACCTAAAGGACGCCGTGTTGGACATGTTAGAGTAATTCCTTGCCGGGCGGGGTTGAGCCCCCCGCCCGATTTTTATAAATTTATACTGCGTCATTTATGCGTCATATCTAAGTCAAAGTTTAGCCTACTGCATATACTTTTGTCAAGGACTTTTTGCAGGAGGCCACCATGAAAGACAACCTGCCCCGCTATACACTTCGGATTAACCGTATCACGCTTGATAAACTAGAATACATTGCCAAATTTAATGGGCGCAGTAAAAACCGGGAAATAGAGTGGCTAATTCGCCGTCATATTGCCGACTTTGAAAAAGAGCACGGACGAATCGACTTATCAGGAAAGGACGGCACCTAAATTTAAGTGCCGTCCTCTTTCTTGTCTATTTACTTTCTCTCTGGTCACCGCCGCCCAGCTTGTCCCCCGCGCCGTCCACGGTGGACTCCAGCGCGGCGATGGCCTTGCGGAGCCATGCGGGCACGGGGGCGCCGAGGGCACCGATGTTCTCCACAATGCTCCCCAGCTCGGTCATGATATACCAGACCAGCACCAGAACACTCACAAATACCTCATACTGGAAGGGCATCTCCAGGGCGGGGATGTTGGCTAGAATCAAACCGATCACCCCGTCCAGAATAGCGGCCACCAGGACGGCCACCACGGCTCCCAGCTTGTGCCACAGGCCGTCCCTTGCCACCTTGGACGACCACTCCCCGGCCCGGAGGGCGGCGGCGGTGCCGGTGCCGTAGTCGAGCGCCATACAGAGCAGCCAAGCAAGCACCAGCCAGCCAAACCAGCCCCACAGGGCCGTCAGACCGCCCAGCACGGCGGCGACCGCCGCCTTGAATCCGTTGATATGCTCCATATCAATCGTCCTCCCTTACATAATCCGCCGTTTTCCCGATCAGGGCCTCCACAGTATCCTTGGAGTAGTTCCCGGCTTTCCAGTAGTCGGGCTGGTCGATAATGCCGACATTAGCCAGCGTGTCCACGTCGGTGTCCAACTTGGACACATTCGCCGTCTCTCCCCGGCAGAGCGCCAGGAACGCCTCCCAGGCCCCGGCGGTGGCCCGGATGGTCTTGGGACAGTCCTTGCCGTTCCAGCGGTTGTGCTGGACTACATTGTCCAGCGGGATGCCGTGCTCCTCCATGAGCAGGCGCACCAGGGCAGCCGCGTTGGCTTTGGCCGCCTCAAAGTCCCCTCCGGCGTTGACGCAGATCTCGATGCCGATGCTGGTGGCGTTGCCCGGCCCGTCCTTGCCGTCCCCGGCATGGTAGGCCGTCTCGTAGTCGGGCAGGTGCTGGACAATGGCGTGGTCGTCCACGGTGTAGTGCCAGCTCACCAGAGCATCCTCCCCGGCGGCGCTGTCCAGATAGGCCCCGTGGGCCGCGGCGTCGGCGCCCTTAGCCGTGTTGCCGGTCTCATGGATGGTGATGTAGGTGTCCGGGTTGGTGTCCCTGCCCGGCCGGTTTTTACGCCCGTCGGAGATGATATGCTCTTGGATGGCGAGGCCCGTATCTGTGACCCTCTGAGGGGCCCTCACGGCCTCCAGATAGGCCAGAGATACCCAGCCCTTATCCGTCCTGCCCCAGCCGTCCCGCTCCTCCAGAACGTCCACCACGGCCCCGCAGGGGTACGCCCCCACCTTGCCGTAGCTGGTGCCGGGGCCGCTGCGGATGTTGACGCCGATGCTGGGCGTCACGGTGTACTTGCTCATAGGCTTGTCCTCCTGTTCCGGCGGCTCCTGGCCGTCCTGTTTTGTCCAGATACACAGATAGCCCTTGACCCGCTTACCGTTGCTGATGCGCTGGCCGTCCCCAAAGTCACAGTTGGAGGAGCTGCCCGCGTCGAGGCCCAGGGCCCGCAGGTTGGTTGCCTGGTCGTACCGGCAGCCTATGCTCACCAGCTCGTCCCGCAGCGCCTCGGGGGTCTTGGCGTCGCGGGTGCCGTCGCCGGAGCAGTACAGGATCACCCGCGCCCCGGCCAGGAGAGCGGCGGAGCGCCCCCGTGTGCCCCCGTACTCCGGGGAGTAGCTGAGGGCCTTACCCGGCCCCCTGGTGGGCGTCAGCAACTCCACGCCGCTGATATAGGACGCTCTGCCTCGATCCGGGATCAGATCCATGCGAATGTCCTCGCCCGCGTCCCAGGTGAGGCCCTGGCAGTTCCATCCGGCGTCCGCCTTGACCGTGCCATCAATCTTGAGGTTGCCGACGGGCCTCCCGGTGATTGTGTCATAGAACCAGGCGTTGAGGATATACTGGCACCCGCAGGCGGCCTTGACCTGCTCCATGGACCGCCCCCCGGCCTCCACCAGGGCGGCCCTGGTGATGGCCGCCCTGGGGATGACTGCTATGTATTTACTCATGGCCCTCCTGCTCCTTTTCCCACTCCTCGCGGGCCGGGCCAGAGATGGGGCCGGGATCGGCGGCGCTCTCCACCAGCTTCGCCATAGCGGCGCAGTTACGGGGATTCTCGTTCCACAGCTCCACCAGCGCCTTATAGTTGTCCTGGCATACCCGGTGCCAGACGTTGACAGCGGAGGTCACACCCCCGTGCTCCAGGGCCTCATACTGGGGCTTGAGGGCCGCCCAGTCGGGCAGATACTCCGGGTCGAGCCCCGTCATGATGTGGTCTACCTCCCGCCCGTGTCGGATGTTGTTGAGCAGCATGGAGCGCCCCACACCCACATCCACATCATTGGCGTTGGCCAACGCGAAGGAGGCCGGGGTCAGCTTGGCAAAGTTCAGTTCGGTGATCATGTTCATTCGTCCTTTCTTTTTTACGGCCTTTGGTTTAAACGGTTTCGTCAGCGGGCTTGTAGCTCTCGCCAATGTACTGCTGGTACTCTTCCTGGGTGATGACGCCGTCGGTCACATCAGCCCGCGCCAGGGTGCGTACGTCCTCCTTTACGGGGTCAAGGACGCTTTCAAAGGTACGTGCCCCCCGTTTGATACTGCGCCAGTAGCTGTGTGCGATTGCTTTTACTGCCATTGCTTTTAACCTCCCAGCATTTCATATATATCCAGCAACGCATCGTCCTGCTGTGCGTTGATAGATTCCTGTTCGGCCTGGCTCTCAAAGAGCGCGATAGCGGTTTCGTCGGTCTGCGCCAGGGCTTCCTCCAGGGCCCCAAGCCGATCCAGAGGCGACGGCTCAGGTTCCGGCTCTGGCTCCGGGGGCCGCTCAGTAGGCGTGATGCCCACCAGCTTGTCCCCCTCAATCTGGAGGTCACACCAGCCATAGGTCGCCCACACCGCGTC